CGAAGGTGATGGCGCCAGTGAATGTGCCTGCGCCGGTGAAGTCGACGGTGCCAGCGAGCGGGGACGAAACGGCGTACTGCGTGACGACCATGCTCCCGCTCACCCTGCGTTGGCCCGAGCCATCGCCGCCGAAACTGATTTCAACATCGGAAGCGGCACCGCCTGTGACGAGCGTCCGCAGTATGTCATCGGGGCCGGTGGTTGCCGTGTCATCCCAGCGGCCAGTGAACGACGCCGTGGCGCCATGATGGCCCACCGTGTATTCCTTGGCCGCCGAGCCCTTCGCGGTTGCCTCGGCCACATCCTGACCGAGGTCGAGTGATACGTCGCTCACGAAGTTGCTCAGGTCTTGCAAGGTGGAACCAGAATCGTCGATCTTGAAGACCGACACCTTCCCATGATATTTCGCCATCGTGATTGCTCCTAGCTTGTGCGGATATCGAGGTTGATGGTGACGACGCTGAGCGTCGAACCCTGGGCGCTTAAGGCGTTCGTCGGTTCGACCCCGAGCACTGAGAGGGTGTCGACCACCCCTCCGAGCGTGGGGTCAGCCTCGAGAAGGTCCACAACACTACCGGTGAGGCCACGAGATGCCGTGCGATCCCACAGGTCCGAGGTCTCTTTCGATGTCGGATCACCTGGGAGCACGGCGTGGACCTCGACTTCGATCTGATGCTCGCCGCATCCGACCGTGTCGTAGGTGATCGTCGGGAGGCCCACCACCACCGAAGGTGGACTGAGGAGTGCGCTCGACCACCCGGCGGACCGCCAGCGGACCGAGGCCGGCCACGGAGCGCCGAGCCACTGACCATCGACGGCCACGCCGATGGCGGCCCTGACCGCCGCCACGTCGAGTCCAGCTTGGCTCATGCGATCCTCGTCGGGCGTCGAATGTACGGCCGGATCACAGTCATCACATCGGGGTCGAGGCGAGCTAGAAGCCGCAATTCAGAGCCAGTGTCAGGCGAGCCAGCGATGCCGAAGGGCGCTTGCGGGCGGCTCAACAGCCGCGAGGTTTGGAGGATCGTCGCCTGGGTGATTGCATCCGGCACCGACGACCAACCCCACTGCGCGGTGATGCGCACGCCACCGGAGTGGCTGGACGGCAGATCGCCGGCGCCGGTCCGCCACCGGACCTCACGCCATGGCTCAAGCTCAGATGCTGCGTTGTGTGGCCAGAGCTGCAGATCAGAGGTTGCGACGGACTCAAAGGTCCCGTCGCCGTTGGTGTCGAGTTCTAGCGTCCAGCCCGCCGTCGTCATGAGATCATCGATGCTGGCGAACCAGCCGACGTCACGATCCCGCCAAGCCGAGAAGTCGCGAGCCTCGACGGCATCGACGAGACCGAATTGCCGGCCGCACCGTTGGTCGATAGCCCTGGAAGCTGACTCGATAGCCAACGAGAACCTGGTGTCGTCGGCAGAGTCAGTGACTCCGCGCCACGACTTCAACTCATCGACTGTCGCGTATGGCGGCTTCCAGGGCATCTCGTCAGCTCTTGGCCTTGCGGGCCCGAGGTGCCTTGACCGCATCGGGCGTCTCTGGCGTCTCGGGCGTCTCGTCGGTCACCTCGGTCGCCAGGTCACGGTCGCAGAATCGACGACCCTCGTCGTCTGACATTTCGACGACGTCGCCAAAGCTGGCGTTGATGCTGCCGCCCACCGATGTGTTCATCTTGACGCGCATCACGCCTGAATCCCGACCACTACGGCCGATTCGTCCCGAATGTCCGAGTCGACTCGATGGACACCCTTCCAAGCCATCTCATCATCGCCAAACCGATAGCTGTCAGATGTCTCGATGCGGATGCTGCCGGCCGTCCGGTAGGCAAGCTGGCGACCGAAATCGCCGTACATGATGGACTTCAAGCCGGTAGTAGCCGCAGGCATCGCGGAGTCAGTGTAAACCGGTGCGCCGAGCATGGTGCTAGCAAAACCCAAGCGGAGATCGCCATCATTCTGGAAGAGGAAGCGGCCGTCGCCATCCTTCAGCTTGCGGAGAAGGGTCTTCGTCGCACGAGCCACGATCCAAGCCGATCCTTCAAGGTATCCTTCGGCCAGATCGCCCTGCATTTCCACGATTTCATCGGCCGTGATGGCGGCCGCCCCAGCAAAGGTCTTCGTGGTCGTCGAGTTGATCGCGCCGTTCGGTTTGCCTGTGTCATCGCCAGCAACAAGGGCTGCACCGATAAGACGGCCGATGGAATCGGCGATGGAGTTGATCATGTATTGGCCGATGGCAGGCGCCGAATCGGCGATGCTTTCCATCGACGCGTAGTGCATGGTCTTCGCACCCCATGCACCGAGAGTCACATCGTTAACCGTCGGGGTTCCGTCGGAGATAGCGGCCGCCTCGGCAGTCCACGAGGCAGTCCCGAATGCGTTGGTCTTCGGGAAGGTGATGTTGCGGCCATCGGGTGTCGAGATAACGTCGGTCAGCATCCGCAGGATGGTCGCCGAATCCCGCATGCGCGAGTAGATCGTGTCGACGACCTCGGTCGGGACCAGCGAGCTGGAGCCGACGAGGGTGGCACGACGCTCGGGGAACTCCCAGAGCTGCGGAATCTCGATATCCACCGAACGAGTCTCGGCCTTGACCAACTGGACGAAGGGCTCCATACCCTTCAAGCGAGCGGCCCGGCGTGCGGCAGGGCCACCATGCTGGCCGCCATCGAGGCGAAGCAGCTCAGAGGTGCGGGATTCAGTCTTGGTGCCCTTGAGCCGGTCGGCTAGCTCGGTGAGTTCGCCTGCTTCGACCTCGCTACGGGCCTCGACCAAGCCAGCCTGGACGAGGGCGTCGATCTCGTTGGCACGCTCATGCATCCGGTCGAGCTTGACCTCGACCTCGGCCGAGCGCTGCTCGCCGGCGTCATCCTGAATCGTGCGCGCTTCCTGGCGAAGGTTGCGACGCTCAGCGTGGAGCTTAAGGAGGTTGTCGAGCGCGCTGCTCACGTCCTCTGGGTTGGTGGGTTCATCGGCCATGACGATGGCCTCCTGGGTCTAGTCGTGCGTTAGGAGGCGGTCGAGTGGGTTCAGCCCGAGCCGAGCGCTGGGGCCCAGCCTACACCGGTCCGGATCAGATGAAGATCCTGCGAGCCCTGTTCGTCCTCGGTGCCACGATGTCGCCGACCGAGCGAGCCTCGATGGCGGCCAGGATCTCATCGACGTCGAAACCCGACTGGGCCGCCAGGTCCGACAGACTCCGGGTCGCCAGCTCCGACGTCGTGGCAGTGTTGGCCGGTGAGGTCACAGGGCCAGCCTCATGCAACGCCACCTCTATGAGTTCTCGGTGCAGCACCTGGCCACCGTCGATGGCCGTGAACTCTTGTTCCACCGCCCCGAAAGTCATCGAAGAGCCTCGGATGATGCCGGCGGCGACCAACTCGGTGACATCGCGGCCGGCCGAGGTGTTCGGGGGGAGGACGCGATAGGCCAGGCCGCGCTCGTCTTCGACGAACTCGGCCGTCCCACTCGCCCGGCTCCCGAGCACCTGGCTCGGGTTGTGGTTGAACATGGCCAAGATGTCTCGGTCCTGGCCAAGCGTCCGAGTGAATGCGCCCGCCCGCACGCTCTCGACCACATCGAAGCCAGTCTGGTAGCGCGAGTCGAACAACACGGCGTGGCCGGCGATCACCTGCCTAGCCTCGGCGCCTTCGCCTTCGGACCGCATCTCACAGCCGGCCCGGAACATGAAGCGGGTTTCTCTATCCTGTGCGCTCACTCTATTTCCTCCACGTTGATGCCCGTCGCAGGCAGGTCGATGCGATCCCGGGCTTCATCCTTCGCCATGATCGGCCCGCCGACCGCCTCGACCAGCGCCGAGATCGTCGACGCCAGATCTCCCCTGGTCACCTCGTCGACAGCCAGCCGAACCCTCGGCGAGCTAGTGGCGAGCCGATTCTCGGATCGTGCGAGCTGAGTGAACGGTGCCTCGATGCGGCGAATCCAAGGCCGGAGGGAATGGATCACGTAGGCGACATTCTGCTCGGCGAGGCCGCTCCCCCACGATGTCGAGCCAGTCGAGTCACCGAGGAGGTGCGGCGGTGTGCCGAAGAAACGGCCAATATCCGCCACCTGGAAGCCGCGAGTCTGGAGAAATTGCGCCTGCTCAGCAGTCACGCTGAGCTGGGTGATGGACTCAGCGCCACCAACGACCAGGGCGCCACCGGAGCGATGGCGCCCCGCGTGGAGCCGGCGAAGATTGCGCCCGAGTTCCTCCGTGTCATCGTCCTCGGGGTTATCGTCCTTGAGGAGGATCGCCAGAGATGGCTGGAGACCCTCCTCGAAATAGGTCGAGCCGAAATCCTGGGCAGCCTTGGCCACAGCGATCGACCTCAGAGCATGCCCCATCGGGGACTGACCGAGAATGCGGCCAGGAAGCGAGCGTGCCCTGATGTGGATGATCTCATCTGGCCGCATCACTCGACCGTTGACGATCCAGGTGGCAGGATCTGGCCCGATGCGGTCGATCGGGTGAGTGACCATGCCAGGCTCCAGCGGGGTCAACTTTGTGACTCGGCCTCGGCCATCACGATCGACCAGAACCCAGGAATTGCCGTCACCTTCGGTGGTCAGCAGGCCCATCATGATCTGCTCGATAAAGTCGGCCCACGAGAGATCCGGATGCGGCCGAGTCATCCACCCGGGCCGATCGAGCTGCTCGGCTGCGCCATCATCGCCTTCGACCAGCTCAGGCCGCAGGAAGGCGACACCCTCGCTAAGGAGGCGGACAGCGGCGAAAACCGGCGCCAACGCCAGCGCCTCGGTCGTCGAGACCGAGGTCCCGCTGATGACGTCGTTGCCCCAGTCCTCTGACGAGATGGCCGAGCGGACCTCGGTCCGCTCCGGGCTCGCGTGCGGCTCGACCTCGACGAAGGCGGCCGAGAACGGGACCTCTCGGCTCCAGCGATCGAAGAATCCCATGGTCAGCCTCAGCCCAGGTCAGGTGTCGATAACATACGTTCTCAGCTTACTCGGCCGTTTCTCACTCTTGGTGGTTGGACTCGTAGCATGCCAATGGGCCATAGCGCAAGCGATCAGGGCATCGATCTTGCCGACCGAGGACTTCTTGCTCAGCACCCGCAGTTCTCCGGAGTGACGCCATTGGGCGGCCCCGACGTGATCGCTCAGCCGTTGGTCGCCAGCATGGACCACAGAGCCACCCACGATCGAGGATCGAGCCCACTCATCGATCTTCGCTCGCCTGGTCACGGACTGAGGGACCTCGATGCAATTCAGGCCAAGATCGTCTTCGATCGAGGCGGTGAATTGGGTGAGCATCGTCGGGTCGTAGGCGATACCGAGAACCGCGTAGGTCTCGACGAGACAATCGATGTGCTCACGGACCGCCTTCCAGTTGATCGCCCGTCGGCCGCCCTCGTCGGCATCGAAGACCCTGGCGCCCCAGAGCCACTCGGCCTCACCGTGATGGCCTACCGTGCTCACGGCCATCGTGTCGCCAGAGATGGCGCCATCGAGGCCGATCCAGATCGCCTGGCCATCGACGAGCTTGGCGCCAGGGACCAGCGCCGATGTCCATGCGCCCGGTGACCTCGCCAGCCAGCCCGAGGCCGATCGCGCCTGCCACTTGTTCCAGTAGGCGCGGATGTTGGCATCGGCCTTGTCGGCATCATCGAGAAAGTCCGCCACCCGGTCCTCGACGTCGAAGGCGATATCGGCGGCGCCGCTCGCCTCTCGGATGCCCTGAGCCACGTCGGCAGGATCTGCCGGGTCGAGATCGTCAGATGCTTGGCGCCAATCGAAGAAGAACCGAGGCTTGTAATCGGGGTCACTACGCTGGCGAAGCCCCTGGAGGTAGAGCCTCCATGCGAGGCCGTCTGCATCCGAGGCAGGATCAGAACCAGCAGCGGCGCCCGCCGTCGTAATCCCGAGGAAGCGGGCCCGAGGCCGCTTCTTGAGCAAGCCTTTTCTCAGCACCGTGATTGCATCGCCCTTACGGCCGACGACCTCGTGGAGCTCGTCGACCACCCAGAGCGAGGGGCGGCCACCATGGCTGGAGCCGGCCTCGCTCGCCACCTTCACGATCTTGTGAGTGGGGTGCTCCTTGCTCAGGATCTCGCCTTCATGGACGTGGAAGCGCCCCTGGAGTGGGCACG